AACGGTGCTGTCATCGCCGGTGGCGCTGGCGCTATCGCAGTTGTGCAGGAAGTTATGCCAATCGTGAAAGAGGGTGGGGACATCCTGTCTGCGATGAGTACAACGGCTATCGTGTGTCTCGTGATCGTGGTAGCTGCGGGCGCAATCTGGTATTTCCGCAAGCAGCGGCTTGACGAGGAGGGTTCATGATTGGACTTTTGTTCAGCCCACTCGGGCGCTACATCGCCATTGGCGGAATAGTCATCCTAGCGATCGGAGCGGCATACGTCAAAATCCGCTCTGATGCAATTGCTGAAATACAGGCTCAGGCAACCCAAGATGCTTTGAGGAGAGTCCAAGATGCGATCAATGCTGGTGATAATGCCGCTGTTAGTCCTGAGCGGCTGCTCGAAAATGACGGGCACCGTCGAGACTAATACGACAGCTTGTGCTGTTTGGAGAGATATCTCTTGGTCGTCGAAAGACACCCCGCAAACCATAACTGAGATAAAAGTCAACAATGCTCGTCGAGATGGGTTCTGTCAAGGTGCCAAATAGGTGCCTAAAAACAGTTTCCTTGGAAGCAATTTCAAGGCAATAATAGAACAATCCATCCGACGCATGCTGTAGCAGCTGCTATCTCGAAAAGAGGTCTAAATGAGCTACACCATGACGTACGATAGCTTGCTGGAGGATCTCCGGCGCTATCTGGAACGTGGGTTCACTGCAGAGAGCGACCAGATCGTTTATGAGCAGTTGCCACGCCTCGTCACGCTGGCTGAACGACGCATCGCGCGCGAGCTGAAGATCGAGGGGTTCATCACCCCTGTGACGACCCCTCTTCAGGCTGGCCTCCCTGTTTATATGAAGCCAGACCGCTGGCGTGACACCGTCTCGATGACAGTCGACAATGTGCCAATCTTTGCTCGTTCTTATGAGTACATTCGGTCCTATTGGCCGGACGAAGCGGAAACTGGCACCCCGCAGTTCTACGCAGATTACGACTATCAGCACTGGATCCTCGCTCCGACGCCTGCTTCTGCCCAGACTCTTGAGATCCTCTATTACCAGCAGCCTCCTTTGCTCGGTGATGACTTCCAGACGAACTGGCTGACGGAATACGCTCCGGACCTTTTGCTTTACGCTTCTCTGCTTGAAGCCACCCCATTCCTGAAAAATGACGAACGGATCACGACATGGCAGTCCATGTATGATCGCGCAGCTCAGGCCATCTCTGGCGAGGATCTGAAGCGCATCATGGACCGTTCTGCCAATAGGAGCGAAGCCTAATGACGACGTACACTAGCGTCTTCGGAGGCGCAAACATCTATCCGGCAGAGATCAGCTACAGCGCAATCGCTCTGTCTGCGAACGTTACGCTGAGTTGGCCGGAGGAAACTTCGACCAGCGAGAATCTCGCGACTCGGATCATCGACATTTCCGCCGCGTCGGCAGGTTACAGCATTTACCTCCCGGCAGCGAACAAGACTGGCACCGGTCAGACAATCCTTTTCAACAACACTGGCGCTGAAACGATCACGATCCGCAATGCTGGCGGAACACAGGTCGTGACGGTGGCTGCTGGAACGCTCTGGCAGGTTTACCTGACCAACAACAGCACTGCCAACGGAACATGGCAGTCCCTTCAGTACGGAGCTACGACTTCTACGGTCAATGCCTCCTCACTGGCTGGCACTGGCATTGTCGCTGTTGGTACGCTGCTCAGCCAGTCTGTGCCGATCACGACCTTCAACAGCAACTACACGGCTGGCGCATCCGACCGCGCAAAAATGTTCGTGTGGACTGGCGCTGGCGGAACATTCACGCTGCCTGCGGCTGCGAGCGTCGGCGACAACTGGTTCGTTTATCTGCGCAACAGCGGCTCAGGCGCGATTGATGCCGATCCAACTGGTTCGCCGACGATCGATGGTCTTTCGTCCCTCAGCTTCCAGCCGGGGGAAAGTGCGATCATCGCAACCGATGGCAGCAATTTCTACACGATCGGGTTCGGCCAGAGCGCAACATTTGCGTTCGACTATACGGTGATCGATGTCAGCGGGACTGGCAACTACGTTCTCAGCGGCTCGGAACTCAACCGAATCGCTTACAAGTTCGTTGGCACGCTGACCGGCAACCGGAACATCATCGTCCCCTCGACTGTTCAGCAGTACTGGGTCAATGACGAGACGACCGGCGCGTACACGTTCACTGTCAAAACAGCCGCGGGCACCGGGATCAACTTTACGTCTGGCCAGCGCGCGATCGTCTATTGCGATGGAACGAACGTCGTTGACGCCGACTCTTCTTCGCTTTCTCTGCCTGTGGGCATCAGCGACGGTGGCACAGGTGCAACGACCGCCTCTGCCGCGAGAATCAATCTTGGGGCGACGGCTGTCGGCGACGCCATTTTCACTGCAGCCTCGACAGCTGCGGCGTGGTCGACGCTCGGCAATATCCCGACTGTTGACGGGGGCACTTACTGATGCCCGACAGCACACTCATTCTACGTTCGAAAGCTGGCATCAAACGCGATGGAACGAAGTTTGA